TATTGGACAGGAAATGGTGGTAGAAGACATACATATGTTGCATACAATCCTTCTACAGGTATTGGACAGCAACAAGCCAATCCACTACAGGTTAACAATAACTATCTAATCAATGCATCCTCTGGTGCAAATATGGTTTTATATCTACCTGAAGATGCACAGACGGGTGACATGATCAGATTCGTTGAACTTAGTGGTAACCTAACATATAATACAAGTTTAATTCTTAGAGCACTTAAAGTTGGTGGTGTTGCAACCTCAATCCAAGGTGACGCAACTGGAACTAAAATTGGTGCAGGATCTAATGTAACAAACTCAGTTGCATGGGATTCAGGAGAATTAGTTATTCAGACACGTAATGCATCATTTGGTTTAGTATTTGCTGGATCAGTTGACATTGAAGGTTCTGCAAACGCACAAACAATTCCACCCTCATTAAGAGGTTGGTGGTTAATGGAGTTATAAATGGCATCATATTACGATTCTATTAAAAGTATGAAAACCGCCAAGATAGGAACTATCCTACCTTGGGGTGGTGATGGAGGTAGTGGATTTCTTCCTTCTAATTTACCTAAAGGATATCTAGTTTGTGATGGTAGTACAAAAGATGCTAGTGAATATCCATTATTAGCATCTGTTTTGGGTGACACTTATGGTGGTGATATGACTCAAGCAAATGGTGATCATTACACATTTCCATATGTAGATCCTAATGATGGATCAAATACAGCAACATTTAGATTACCCAATTTATCAAATAGGTTACCTCTTGATTTGGAACCAGTTAATTTAGATCAAGCTGAATATCAAGCGGGACAGAATGACCCTAAGAATGTTGTTATTGATAGTAATGGAACTAAGTTGGGTGATTTGGTTGTAGGTTATGGCGAAACATATGATATTAAAACTTCATGGTCTGCTAACTCTGATATAGATTTTACATTAAATTTAAGTGGTAATTTATATTTTAAATATACTAATTTTGTATTGACTGCTCCTGATTTTTTGGAGACAGTATATACGTTGAATCGTAAATTAGGTATCAATCACACTCCATCACATAGTCATCCTGAAACTTTTCCTTCAGTCCAAACAGATCAAAAAGGAGCTATGGTATTTCAGACTGATGGTGGTATAGAAATGAGTGGATCTCAAGGTTTTACTAATGGTTGTTCTGGAACTTACAGTCCTGTTAATTGTAGTTTTGAAGAAGCTGAACCTCACACTTGGCAAAATGGATCAGTTCAAATGTCATATTATGGATCTGCTCAATATGAGCATACAATGCCATTGACTGCATCTCATTTTGAGTTTGTAACTGATACCGTAAATCCTGGTAAAAATTATTGGTCTCAAGTTCCAGCTGGTGCTAACAATTGGAGAGGAACTAATAGAGGATCAGGACCTGCGGAAGAAGTATATACACAGAATATTCCACCACACGGAAATACTGCTCAGATAGTTGCTACTGAACCATTAGCAACTCACGCTCAACCTGCAATGACAGGTATGTTTCCTAGACCAATGGAAATTTTAAATAGAGCGAATTTTTACGGTTATACTCCTGATGGTGGAACTACACCAGTAAGATCTGATGGTTTGAAAGATTCTCCCGAACAAAGACCAGCTTTTACTGTTTCAGGTATTACTTTAACAGAAGGTCAAAGAGAATTTGATTTACCAGCTGGCACTGATATTTCTCAACAATATGGAACTGGTGCTGATGCATGGTATCAATGGGATAGAATTCGTCCATTGATGTATGTTACAACAGCAGATCCTAATGATAAGTATAAATGGTTAGGTGAAGGAGCTCGTGTGGAAAGAGTGGAGTGGGTTCCTGATGCAGGTAATACAGCTGCTGGTGGTAAGTATAGAGTATCACTGAGTATCAATACAGGACAGGGTGATGTTACAGAACCAGCTGGTTGGGGAACAGTAACAACATCATTAAAGTTCAGAGATGGTACTTACCCTACTAGTTTAAATACACAGTCAACAGCAAAAGATCCAACAGAACAGTCATTTTCATCACATAATCATGGAGGATTTGAAATAGGACAAACTTTAGGAACTATGGTAGGACCTCCATCACATACAGCAGTAAATGCTGATGGATCTGCACTAGCAGCACAGAGTATTGAAAATGCATTAAATATAGCAGTGGATACTACTCAACCTTCGTTAACTATGACATTTATCATCAAGGCATTCTAATGGCAGTATTCTATAATAAAGAGAGAGCAAAGTACGGACATATCACTGGTCAAGTTATTGCATGGCCAGTATTATATGATGGTACGCCAGATACAGCAATTAATATACAAAGGTTACCTGCTGGTTATTTAAAATGTGATGGATCAAAATATTTTGCATCTGATTATCCCAGACTCGCTGCTATCTTAGGAACTGGTAGTAATACTGCATTTATGAAAAAAAATCTAGATGGTAGTAATTTTGAGGATATTAATGATAATCAATTTATGGTTCCTGATTTAGGTTCTAAGTATCCAGAACCTACAACAGGTGCAAACGCAGGTGTTTATAATAACATAAGAAAGAATGATTCATTAGGCACAGAAAAAAGTAGATCTGGTATTGGTATAGATGCAGAAGCAGCAATTGGTACTACCAATGTTCAAGTTACATATAGTGGAAGTATTAATGTTCCATCTCAAGAAGTTGATATCAAAGGAAAACCAGGTTGGACATATGCAGGTGATAGTCACTATACAGATATAGAATCTGTAGAAGAGAATCAAATACACCCACATATGCATTTTACAAAATCAGCACCAAGATCTAGATTGAGAGCTAATCCAGATACGTTAGAGATAGATAATGATCACCCATTTCCAGGAGGGGGAACTGGACTATTAAATGGTTCCACAATCAATGTTCAAGAGTGGGTAAATGCAACGAGAGCACAGAATAGTTCTGCAAATCCACCTGCTAGTGGACAAGAACCATGTAAAGCTTTATCAAACTGGGATCCTAATGATGGTGCAGTTGGTGATGGTACTCCCTTATTTGGTACTGGACTTGCCCAAACAATTTATTATGGTGGTTGTATTGATGATAATATAACTGGAATATATCAGATTGGATCTGGACAGGGTTTTGAATTTGGTTGTATAAATCTTGCTAATATGACATTAAATCGCACTACAGTAGCTGGATCTCCAAATAGTCAAAATACTGGAAAATTTCAGACTAAGGTTCAATCTATTCTCTTTGGTTGTGGTGCTGGTCAAGCATCTGGTGATGCAGGTGGTAATTATACAATACCACCAACCTATGTTGCTGGAGCAGTTGGTATGCCAGTTGATTTTAATGGTTCTCCTTTAACTGATGTTGTTCCTCTTCAAGCAAATGAGTCTGCTGTTACTACAACATCTACACCTGATGTTAGAAATGAGACAACAGACACTGCTGATTTAGCAATACCAGCTGGTACTTTACCAACTGCTCATAGTCATAGAGTTAGACTGGAGAAGGGTGATCATACATATAAAGTAAAGACTGATGCTATATCAATTGACCCAGAAAACTTGTCAACAACATTTGATATTGGTGTAGATTCATCTATATCAATTGATTCTGCATCCCAACCCTTCATTGTAATGGAGTATTTAATTAAGATATAATCATGGTACAAAGTTATAGGAATACCAGAAAAGGATTTTATACTGATTGTTATCAGGACACCACACCTATTGGTTCTATAGTAGCAAATTTAAAATCTGGTGCTAATACTTACGATCATTCATTTATTAATAAGGCTACTAATCCACATAAATTAGAAGATTTTAATGGTAGTGCATATATTGCTGGTGATGATCCAGCATATACTCATGATGGATATTTGTATTGTGATGGTGCTGAATATAATATTAAAGACTTTCCAGCATTATATGAGATAATTGGTACTTCTTATGGAGGAAGATCAAGTAGTGGTATTGATGTAATAAATGGTGGATCTGGATATTCATTAACTTCTGTTGTAACAATATCAGCACCCAATGTAGGTAGTGGTATACAAGCAACTGCTATTATCTCAGAAGTTGCTGGTAATGGTGCTATATTAAAAGTAGATGTTTTAAATCCAGGTAGCGGATATACAACTGAACCAACTGTTTCAGTATCAGGTGGAAGTAATGCTACATTTACTGTTAGGATAAATTCTGGAGTTATTCAGGGTATTAACACTGCTAATGTAATGGATTTTTGGGGTGAACAATACTTAGGAACATTTAGAGTTCCTAACACTGTTACTAAAAAAATTGTTGGTAATGGTCCTGTATTTGGTCAGAACTCACCTACTATTGGTAATTTATCAATGTCAGTTGGTGCTACTGGTGGTGCGTGGTATCTTGATCAAAATCAACAAGATAATTATTTTTCTCTAGGTAAAATTACAACAACAGGTTATGACAATGTTGTTGAGACAGTTGGTTGTACTATTGTTGGTAGTCAGAAAGTTACTGTAACTATGGAGAAGAAGAAGTTACCTTCTGTATTCCAACATAGTCATGCAATTCTCCATAGTATTCCTGGTGATTCAACATGGGCAGGTAAGGGTCATGGTGATAGATATTTACAAGGATATAAATCTGCAAATGGTAAAATTAACAGATGGAATCCAACTGGAGGTGTAGTTCTACAACATTCTCATGCATTATTGAGAAATGTACTTACAGATAATACCATTGCTACCTACGATTTTATGGATTACAAAGGTGGTGATGAAAATATTGGTGCTTTAAAAGATATACCTGATATATCAAATGCTAGTGGTGCTCAATTCAAACCACAACCAGGATATACTACAGAAATACCATATGATGATCAGTTTTATCTTGCATCTGGTGCTTCTAATGCAGGATCATTTGAATTTCAAACCTCTATTGGAAACCCAACACTATTATCATTCACATCTGCATCTACTATTGGTGGAAGACAAGTAACCACTGGTGGTGTGCCTAATTATGATTATAGTCAAGAATTTGAATATACAAATCCTGGTACATATACCATACCACTCTCCAGTATCACTGGAACTCCTGAAAAGTTAATTTACAATCTTACTGGTGGAGGTGGATCAGGAGCAGCTGGAACTGTATCTGGTAATGATGGTGGAAACTCTACAATAACAGCAGGATCTACATTAGTTTTAATTGCTGGTGGTGGAAAAAAAGGAAATCCATCAAACTCAAATACAGGTGGTACTGGTGGTGCAGGAGGAACTGCATCTGAAACTGGTTCACTTAGTGGTCTTACTGTAGGTCAAGATGGAGTTAGTGGAACACAAGGAGCTAATAATACAGAAACTGAAATTGATTCTCCAACTAATCCTGGTGGAGGTGGTGCTGGTGGTATTTCAATTGCACAAAGTGGTGCAGGAAAAGGAACTGATGGTGATAGAATATTGATAGGTGGACAAAGTGGTTCATATTCTCAAACTTTGACATCTGATGGTTCGTTTACTGGATATCCAACTGGTGGATTTACAAACATAACTTTCCGAATTAGAGGAGGAAAGGGTGGTGATGGAGTAAGTAAGAACACAGGTGCTGGATTTGAAAATAACAGAGGTGGTTATGGTGGTCAGGTAGATGTTGAAGTTGCCAACAATCAACTTTCTAGTTTTATTAACGCTCCTGCTCCAGGTTGGAATGTTGTTATTGGTACTGGTGGAAATAATAGAAACGGTGGAACTAACTCTCTCAATGCTAATGGTGGTTATGGTGGACAGGGAGCGAGTAACAGACACGGTGGTGGCGGTGGTGCATGTACCGCTTTATTAAGAGGAACACAAATCGTTGCTGGTGCTGGTGGCGGTGGTGGCGGTGGTGCTGATGGTGGAGAAGGAGGAGTAAACGATGCACAAGGTCAAGCTGGTGGTTCATATCCTAATGGTGCTGGTTTGTATCAAGGTTTACAAGCATCTTCCATAGGAAATATATCATCTGGTTCTGGAGGAGTTGGTGGAAAATATGGATGCGTCGGTGGTGGCGGTGGAGGAGGTGGAGGAGGTGTCTCCTCTGGTACAAACCTCGGTGGTGGTAGTGGATATGGAGGTGGTGGTGCACCTGGTGGTCCTGGCGGTACGCCAGGTGGTTGGGGTGGTCACCAAGGTGGTGTCGGTGGACAACAGGGACTTTCTGAATATAAAACAACTTATTTTTCATCTGGTAATTTAACAGATCATACTGACACTAATGGTTCTGTAAAACTTGATATAGATTATAATGCTAACTATTGGACAGCAGCAGGTGGTGGAGGTGGATCAGGAGCATCTTGGTTTGGTAATGTTGATTGGGTTGATGTAAACAATCCAGCAGCAATTACTATTCAAGTGGGTGCTGGTGGTGCAGCTGCACAGGCAACTGGTAGTAATTCTGGAGCAACAAGTGCTGGTGAAGATGGATATGCAAAAGTCGCATTTGGAACTATTAGTGGATATACTGGAGGTACAACAGGTACAACTTCAGGTGATATAGTTGAATCCGCATCCCAGAATGCAACTGTTTGGGATGTTGATATTAAAGGTAATGGTGCTGGTACAGGTGTTTCTGGTAATTTCAAACTGCCATTTACACAAGTTCCTACAGTACTATTCCGTGGTGGTGGTAAAGCTAGTGATGGAACATTAACACCTACTGGATATAATCAGGCAGGAACTGGACATGCCGAAGCAACAGCAACAGTTACATCTGGTTTAGTTACTGCTGTTACCCTTGGTGCTGGTGGTAATTCTTTTGAACTTGCAATGGCTGGTGAAACAGTAGGTGCTATTACTTCAGGTGGTAACTTCCTTGGTGTTGTTGGTAATGTATCAATTGCAGCGAGTGGTGCTGGTACTAGTAATAATGGTGGATTTAATACAGGACAGAATTATATTTGGTTCTCTGAAAATGGTGCAGGTGCTGCATCATCAGGTTCAGAAAGATCAGTTACATTTGCTGCTATAAATGCAGCTAATTTTGGTAGCATTGGTGCTATTGAAAAGATTGAAATAGATGCTGTCATAGGTAACAATATTAATGGTGGTGAATGGCCTGATGTTGTTGGTGGTGCAACTGGAGAACATTTAGAGTTACGTTATAGTTTAGATGCTTATACTGCTGGTATTGCATCTGCTACATGGGTATCAATTGGACAAATAATTCCAATCCAAGCAGAAGTTGCTGTTACACCAAGTGGTGTAACTATGTGGTCACTCACTGTTCCAGTCGCTGCACAACAACCAAATGTATGCTTCCAGTTATATCAACCAAATAACAGTGGTGTAGATAACTATGGTATTACAAATGTAAGATACGTTGGTACAGCTGGCAATAGTGGTACAGGATATACAGAGCAACCATATGTTTATCTACTACATGGTGCTGGTGCTGGATCTTATTGCACAACTACATTCGCTAATGTCTCTGTGACTGGTATAACATTGCAAGGTAATGCATCTGCATATACAAACTTCTTATTGTTTGGTGGTTCAGGTTTACCTACAAATAGAGATAGATTTGCAGTATTGAAAGCACAAGATACTACATCTGTTAATTATTTTGGTATTAAGGCATGTAGAGGAAATGGTGTGAATGGTGGTGATGTGCCAGAAGAAGGATTGAAAGTAGAATATCAACTAGCAGGTTCTGCAAATTGGGTCTATATTGATAACATTATTAGTCCATCGTCAATAAGAACTGATCCTCTCACTGGTATGCTTGTTCCTGCATGTGGACAAAATGTTGCACATGATGGTGCAGCAGGTGATACTCAATGGTATACTTATGCTGTTGAAATGCCACAAGCAGCAAGAGCACCAGGCACAAAAATTAGATTATATCAAGAAAGATCTGAACAAGGTGGACAAGATCATTCTGGTGGTGGTCAATTTGACCATTATGGTATATGTGAGTTCTATTACTTTAGAGAAAAAGCAACAACATTAGTATTCGTTCCTGCTGCTGGTGCTATCAAGAGAAATACTGTTGACTTCCTAGATTATAATGTGCAAGGTGAAACAGGACCAGGTATTACATATAGTTCTGGTATGGGTTGTAGTGATGCTACAATGACATTGAAATCAACAACTAAAATAGAACCACAGGCAACTATTGATCCAGATTATGATGTACCTTTGATCACACCTTATGTTACTTGCAAGTACTTAATCAAAGCATTCTAAATACTAACGGAGATACACTAGGAACATGGACATACAAGTTGAGTTAAATGTTATTGGACAAGAATTATCTTACAATGGCATAGCAAAACCAATTCCACAAACATATTGGACTGATACGTTAGTTCCTTTGATGTACCCTACATGGGACACTGACAAAGATAAGTTGATATCATTCTATTATTTTGATAATGGTACATATACTGCTAAACGCAGAAAATATATCATGAATTTCAAAACTAATACTAACGAATGGAAAGATTATGAGATGGAACAGGTATCTAGTTCTGTTGCTGATGCATTTAAAGATAAATTAATTGAAGGATGGTATGCTATTGATGCCATTGAAAATGTTGAGTTCCAAAATGAACTCGGTGCAATGTATGCTAAAGCAAGAGCTGTCTCTCCATTATCAGTAAGACTTGCAAGAGATTTTTTATTAACTGAAACTGACTGGACATTAGGTCCAGATTCTCCACTTGATGCTGATACTAAAGCACAGTATACATTGTATAGAACTAAACTTAGAGATATACCTGCAACAACAGAATTCTCCACTAATGTTGAGGGTACTAAATTTCCTATCTCACCTGATTTCTATAATAAAATATACAAGACTGAGAACGCAGGTAAAGATTATCTAGCAACAGATGATCAGTTTTTACCACTAGCATCACATTATCTCAAGAAGTATAAAGATAGAATAGCACATTATTTACTTACTAAATCATATACTGAGAGAGCATATTTTGATACCTTTATTAATGAGTATAATAAAGTAAAAGCAGGTGTTGTAGAAGAATCACAAGTACCTAATGCAGAGACAAAGGAGTTCTTGGAGCAGATGCTCATACAATGTCAAAATGAGATTGATAAGTTAGGGAGTTAATTATGATCATACAAGGTAACGAACTACAGTTATTTGATCTTGTCGCATCTTATGCACAGAGACATCAAAAAACATTATTGCACTTTAACCTAGACAAATATAATAGTTTAGATACAACTAAGAAAGCGACTGTAACGACATATTATACACCAATCGTTGATGATTATGTAATGGATATAATGAAACAAGGTGGAATATTCAATACTATTTCATTTGATGAAGAAACATCAGCAAGCACTTACGCAGGTGCATGGTTTCCATTAGAATCAGAGTGCCCTGACGCTGACCATTATATCCATGCTTATATTGTGGATTCTTATGGTGATATCATATGGGAGAACAAACCAACAGGTAAACAGTGATATTATTTCCAACTCTTGTAGTTGATGACTTTCTTGAAGATCCTGATTATGTTTTATGTTTAGCAACAAATGCAGAATATAATGATCCAGATCATACAAATTATCCTGGCGTTGCTTCTAAGAAAAAAATATATGAATTAGATCAAGAGTTATTTGATACTATTCTACAGAAAATCTTTGGATATTATTGGGACTTAAACAACCCTGTTAAGTTTAGGGTTGACATGGAGTTTCAAAAGATTGAGAAGAATGGTCAAGGTATTATTCATCTTGACACAACTTATGGTGCTCTTGCTGCTGGTGTCATATATCTGAATCAAGAGATAGAAAAAGATACAGGAACATCATTCTATAAGTTAATAGACCCTGATTATAAAATCAAAGAAGAGTTTTTAAATCCTGTTGCAAGATCTCATGCTGGTGAACATGTAGATGGACTTGACAAAATATGTCAAGATCACTATAATAAGTTTGAGGAGACCATGAGAGTACAAAATCAGTACAATCGTCTGGTTACGTATGATTCTAATGTATGGCATACTGCCACGTCATATGGAAATCAAACAAGATATACTCTACGTTTCTTTATTAATGAATTGGAGTCTAAACATCAAGACTTTCCTTTACTACGATAAATGGACACTATTATAAACTGTCACACACCTCCTTCACAGGGGGTATTTTGATGTTATAATAAGTACATAACAAACAAATTACATCATGATCAAAGTTGGAACTAATGTCAAATCAAAAATACATGATGATCTTACTGGTCATGTTGTAGTATGCGAACCAATAAACAACTATGCTGTTATTATGACAGACATCATTGAATATGAAATGATGACAGTTGAATGCTTCTTATCTGATTTGGAGGTTGCATAATGTTTTCAACTAAACTACTCAAACTAGCAGTAGATCGTGCGTTGGGTAAACCAACTAAGAATCAAGGTGAACTGTTTGAAGAACTATACAAAGAGTATATGTCTGACCCAAATAGTTCTACATTACGTGAACAGATAACTGCTGCTGTTGCAGGTTGTAAAACTATACCAGGTAAATTAGGTCGTGATGCTATTGATATCAATGGTGTTGAGAAAGAAATCAAACCTAAGAACTATAC